GCTTGAACACGTCCTGGGCTTCCAGGCGGGTGTTCAAGATTTGCTCAGCACCGGTGCGGGTGGCTGCGGCGCGGCCTCGGGCGCCGGCCTTGACGGCACCCACCAGAACGGTAGCGGCGTCAAGGGTGTAGCCCCTTCGGGGGGCGAGGCCAGTGGAACGTGCCATAAGGCGTTACCTCTCAGGTGAAGGGGGGGGGGATCAGGCGACCACGGCCGCATCGGTCACGCCATAGAGGCGGGATGCAGAACGGCCGTTGTAAATGGCCATGCCGCAATACCACTCAATGCGGGTGCGATCGACCGGCGCATCAGGCACCTCGCCCAGAGCCCGCACCGAGATCCCGAATTGACCGCGGGCACGGCCTTGGATCGCGGTGGTGAGCAGATCACCCAGCGCCACGCAGTAGATCGAAGTGCTGGAGCTGGTTTCGGTGAACGGCTGAACCGGCTGGTTCTGGGCGTTCACGTCGGTCACGATGATGGGCACATCCCCGTACTGCGTCACCCGGCGGCCGAAGCTGTCGAGCTCGTAGTTGATGAACCCGCCGATGCTGGTGGCCCGGCTGGCGGTATTCAGCCGGCGGCGCATCTTCTTGTTCATGATCAGCACCTTCTGGCCGCCCATGGCGTCCACGGCGTCGATCAGCTCATCCAGCGCCGACAACGACAGCGCACCGTTGTTCATGTTGATCGCCTGGGAGCTGCCGGCGTTGATCCGGCGCTTGAGGCCATCAAAGGCGCGAGGGTTGGCGGATTCGTCGCCGTTGATGAAGTGGTCTTCAAAGGTCATCCGCATGGAAGTGACCTTCATGCGCACTTGATCGCCCACCACGTCGGGGCCGCGCATGTCGATGATGGAAGTATCCACATCGACCTCAGCACCGAGCACCTTCAGGCGTTCGGATTGAGGGTTGAGCACGCCATAGGAGGCATCGAGTGTTTCGTTGATGCCACGGAATCCCACGGAGGGAAGTTCCTGCTCAACGTCGTAGAACACGCCCTCACCTTCCACATCTTGGAAGGGGATCACGCGCATCAGCTCGCCTTCAGCGAGTTCACGAATAACGGCGAGGCGAGCCGGATCACGTTCGGATTTGGCCGCCTCCAGAAGGGTCAGGCCCATCGGGATTCTTGGGGTAGGGGTCTGCTGGTGGCGTCACGCCGGGTTGGGATGCATCACGCATCCCGTGTCGTCACCAGCAGGCCGCCTGTGGTTAAGCCGTTCGGCGTTTGGCTCCGAACGTCTCGCGGAACAGCTGCGAAGTGGGCACCTTCGACAGGTCAGCGGTGTTGTTCACCCGCCCATCACGGCCGCCACGGGCACCAGAACCCGAGCCGTATTCCGGCTGAAAGTGCATCCCATGCACCGGGTCTTTGCGGAGCTTGGCGAAGAATTCAGCGGGCGTGATCCGTTTGCCGGTTTCCTCGTCAAGCCTGGGGCTGCCGTCTGCGTCAGCGAGGAACAGCCCGTTGCGATCTTCGGCGAACTGGTTGCCGTAGAGCTGCCAGATGTAGTCGAACGGCGTGCGGCCGTCGATGGTGGAGGCCTCCATCAGGCCCTTGGCAGCGAGAAACTCGCGTTCGGTCTTTACCCGCAAAGCCTCGCGTTCGGCAGCTGATGCCTTGCTCTGCAGCTCATTGGTGAGGCGACCAAGCTGCTCCTGATACTTCCGCTCGGCGTCGGCCAAGCGGTTGTTGATCTGCTGCTCCAGCAGTTGTTTTTGCTGCTCGGCGGCCTCGGCCTTGGCCTGGGCTTCGGCCAGCAGCTTCGGATCCACCTGGCCCACTTCCTTGAGCTGCGCCTCGAGTTGGGCGGCGCGGGCAGCGTTCTGGCGGTTCAGCCTGCGTTCTGCCTCCAGAGCACGTTTGAGCCCTTCGTTGGGGTCAGCCTCCCCACCAGGGGAGGGTTCGCTTTGATCAGAGCTGCCACCAGCGTCGAAATCGCCCGGGGGATCCTGGTCTGCGGTGTACTGGAACTGGGCCAGGAGTTCCTGGCGGATGGTGGGGAACTTGAAGCGCATTTGCCATCACGGCTGAGTGCGGTTCAGCTTTCCGGCATCAGTTTGCGCACAATTTGCGCTTGGGCCCGCTGCAGCTGGCGGCGTTGCCGCATTGCATAACGGTTCGCAGCGGTACGGAGCTGCAGGGCATCAATGAGCGGCCGATAGTCAACGTCTTGGCTAGGCGTGGGTTGATCGGCCATTGATGCGCTCATGTGACACAAGGCCTTGAAAGTCTGCCTAGGTGATGTCTTCTAGTGCAAAGCCCAGCTCAATCAGTTGGTTGCGGCATGCTCCCGGCTGTCCGCCATCCCATACTTGATGCAGCTCAAAAAAGCCAGAGCGAAAATCTGCCCGATAAAGCACATCGCTAACTGCTGCTCGCTGCTCTTTGAATCTGCCAAATCTTGGAGGCCGCTGATTGCTTTCTTCGGTTTGGCCTTTAAGCAATCTAAACGCCCGGGGCGTCCATAAATAAAATGTGATGTATTGATAAAAGTTCGGGTCTCCTGTGTTTGGTGAATCCAGCGGCCAAAACGCAAGAACCTGATCATCTTGCAGTGTTTCTCCAGTGGGCTCAACTGGAACTGCCACCGTGCCTGGCCATGGCTTAATTGCGGTGCCAAAGCTAATTGCTTCTGAGAAGGTTTTTGTCGGATCAATCGTCACTGGCTCTATTGTCTCCCGTGCCACTTGTAGCAGTTCTGCAGGTGCTGCAATGGTTCGCACGGTCGAGCCAGCTATAAATTGGCAAATTACATGCTCTGTCTCAACCAGCGCAGATGTAGAGGTTAAGGTGGCTCCCGCTTGGCCGTCGTAAAAGACTGTATTGTTCCAGTATCCATTTTGCTGAGAAGCTTGCGAGATTTTAAGATACACGGCCTTTTTGCCCCCAGCCGGCAAGCATATTGTCCTAGTCACTGTTGCGCTGTAAGCCACGTGGCGCCTGGGCGTAATTGTTCCAGTTGCGCTGGTCCACGGAATTGCTGAGCTGTCCCACGCTGCTCCTTGCAATTCAGGCGGCGGAAACTGCTCAGCTTGAGGCTTAATAGAAAATGCAAACTTATCAGGATAAGAAGGCAGCGCAAGAGTCGTTTCGTTCGCTAGTGATTGCGAAACATTGTCATAGCCCCAGACTTCCTGAGGAAGACTTGCGGCAATGCTTATTTTAGACAAATGCCCAGCCGATGGACTGATGTATGTGTCCGTCGAAAATGCCGACTTTTCCACAAACGCGCCAATCGCGTTTTGATATCCGTCGATTCTAACCTGCACCTCCCATTCTTCGTAATAGCGGGTGACGCCGCCAACTACGGCTCTCCAGCGTTTTAGGCGAATTGCTGTTGCTAAATAGGTTTCAAAACGATTTGGATCGCCAGGATCGTAAGTTGGCAAATCCGCAGGCTCGTCTATTGCTGCGTCCGCAAAAGTGTTAGCAACGGTTGTTAATCTGTTGATCGGGCCTGGTTGATTCGCGTTACGTGTTCGGAATACAGAACAGAAGAAGTGATGCAACGATGCACTCCCTTGAGCGGCTGGCTCAGGCCTGCGATAATCGATGGCCGTGCTGCCGAATCGTGTACGCTGCACACGCGGTCTAGTCGGCCCTCGTAGTCTTGCAACTTGCTCTTGATCTTTCTGTTTTCGTCTGTTGGCAAGAATTCGCGCCTTGACTGCTTCTAGAATCCTATTGGGCACCAACTGCACGTCGACAAGCAAGCTCATTAGTCGTCTTGCACAAGCCTGATTAGATAACTACGCGACTGACTGGACAGCAAGCCCTGTTCTGGCGAAATCCGTGTAACGCTATGCGGATGGGCTGCGCTGTCTATGACCACCACCAACGTGTCATAAATGTATCCTGTGCCGCTGCCTGTAAATTGCGCGGTGATTGTTGGCAGTTCAAACCTGCCTATGGCCGTGTTGTATGATCCTGCAGCAATAGTGCCGGTTACAGCGATGTAGCCGTTGGCGGTGGGCAGCTCCTTTCCGTTCCAAGCCGCCGTTGTTGATTCAATGCTTAGGTCTTGGTTTGGATCATAAGCAAGCATTACTTTGTAACTTTTGCCTTGAAATGCAAGCGCTGCTTGCCGTTCCAGCTCTTTGGGCGTGATCGCAATTGTTAGTGGCATGGCGATCAGGCAATAGTGAGAACGCCGGTGGTGCCGTCAAAATCCACCGCGAAGGGTTCACCAGCGGCCAGGGTGAGGCTCGAGCCGTAATCCCACCAGCCGATCACCTCATCGTTGGCGGCGGTGTCGTTGTAGAGCACGGCATAGCGAAACGGGCCGATGCTGCCGCCGCTGGCAGTCCAGCTGGGGGGGTCTCCCAGCACCAGCTTGTAGGTGCCTGAGGTCTGGCTGGAGCTGATTACTGTCGCGGTATTGCCCCCAGCGGTGTAGCCGTTGCCTGCGCTGATCTCCGTGAGATCGGCCTTGACGGCGTTGGTGGCAGCCGGTGCGGTATTGGTGAGCAGCACCTTGAGGGTGTCGGCGCCGAGGTCATGTTTTTTCTCGGCCAACGCCTCCACGAAGGAGTGGAACTTATTGAACGATGCCACTAGAGACAGGGGTTGTCTCTAGCTTTCCTTTCAGGCAAAGGCCATGAAGAGATAGGTCGAGCCGTTGTCGTTGACTGAAGCGCCGCTGCTTAGGGTGAACCCATTACTGTCAAAGGTGATGTGTTTCGGCGTGGTCTCCACCGCCGTGCTGTTGGCAAAGAGGATGGCATCTCGCTGATCATCAAAGATCCGCCAATCAGACGCAGTGCCGCTGATGCTCTTGATCAATACCCAGCGAGGCTGGAAGCCCAGGCCTGTGACCGCTTGCGTGCTGCCGCCATTGCCCGTAAAGGTGCTGATCTTGCTAATGCCTGGAATAGAGACGAATGCATAGCCAAGTAAGGACTGGCCAGCAACGCTGAAACCGCTAACTCCATTGCCCCCAAAAACCGCAGAGGTGATACTGCTAAATGCGCCGCTATTGGTTGTTGGCGTGCCACTGGTGCTATTAAGGGCTAGAAACTTGCCGCTGCCAATTAGCGGCGATCCTACAAACGCGGCAGAACTTCCATCAAGCCTCTTGACAATAATAAGGTCTGGAACCTGCCCAAGGCCATGCCCCATTGTCTGGGCACCATTGCCGCCTGTATAAGTAAAGATGCTCATTCCCAGCGCTTCGTTGACGCTACAAGTCGTAGCGATGGTGCCACTGTTGTTGATGGTGGCCGTACCACCCGTGGCCCAGCACCATGCTACATAAGGCACATTGTTGCTATTGATGGCTGATTGATTGCCGAGCGTAAACCCGTCTGAATTGAACGCTGTAAGCGATGTAGAGGATACGGTCTGCTGATTGACAAGGTTACTGTGCCAAGCCCTTGTTGTGCCACGTACATCGTCGAATATCCAGTGGTTCTCGGGCGAAACAGTGCGCCTTTTGATCCAAACAAGTCCCGGCTGAATTGAAAGGCCGCTTATTGTCCTTGTCCCGCTGTTTCCGGTGTAAAGCACAGTTGCAAGCTGCGGCGAAGTGTAAGGCAGTCCAGCTTCTTGGCCGGTAACTGCAATCACGCCTCCGGCAGCGCCCAGTACCCTTGACACCTGAAGACCTGCATCGTTTCCGGTGATGCCAACATCACCAGATTCAGCAGCCAATGATGCACCCTTGAAGAAGCTTGCATCTTGGCCCGAGATTGCCACCAAGCCAGCCTCCAGCAGGATTGGCGCGCGCTGGTAGATCATGTCTATGGATTGACCAGTAGCGGTGAATGTTCCAACGTTTGCACCAATGCCATAGTCTCGGACCGTGCCGGAACCCATGCCAGTAACGGTAAAATCGCCGGCTTCAGCTGCAATTCGCTTAGCATAGTTCAATCCCGCATCAAATGCGGTTAGGCTAAGCTGGCCAGGAAGCGCCGCCAGCACTTTTGCAGGCATCGCTTCTATCTTTGTGCGACTTACGATCTCAACTTCAACGGCTGGCGTCGTTAGCGCGTATGGATATTCAATAATCACCAGTTTATGCCGACTGCGGCCCGTTAATTCTTCGCTGTAAAGATATGGCGCAATGATTACTTGAGCTGCTTGTGTTGCTGCTGGCACGTCATTATCACTAAGTGGCAGCTGATCAAAAATTGCGCCCGGTGCATCTGGGTCAAAGCCTTCGGGAGCCGTAATCGTCCCGGCCGGCTTTGGGTTCACGTTGATGGTGGGCTCTCCTACCTGCTGGAGATTGGCTACTGGTACCGGCAGCACTACCCAACTGTTTGTCATGACGCGATCCTCCCCGCAACGCCACACAGCATCAAATCACTACTTACCACCAGGCCGGACTGATCAAACGCCCAGCTGGTGCCATTGATGCGTGTCGCAACGCTGAGACCTGCAGCGTTTACATAGACGGGAGAAAATGGAGTTGTCGGCAGCCTTTCGGCACTTGTTGTGATATTGAATCCGTAGGCATAGCCCGCCTTCAATGCCTGCAGCATCAAAGCGTATTCTCTTGCCGCCTGCTCTGCCCCGCTCGGTATTCTAGTGATAACGCCTTGTCCGTTCAGGACAAGCGTTGTATCCGGGGCAAAAGGTAGCCGAGTTGTTTCAACTGCTGGGAAGGCCGTGTTGCCGCCAAACAATATACTGGCGCTGGGAGACTCAAATGGCTCATAGCTTGAGCTTGAACCAACCTCAGACGGCCCATATTCATCAACTAAGTATCCATCAACTTCGGGGTTGTCGTCACTTCTGATGTAATCATTTAGCAAGTCTTCACCGGATGGTCGTGTTGGCGATTCAGCACGTCCAATGGATGACCGCACTTCAATCCCGTCAAGGACAAGGCCTTTCATTCCGTCTACAATTTCAGCAACGTTTGCAGCGGCACTCTCCAGGCTTTTAGACGCCGTCTGCTGGCCTTCTTGTGTGAGGCCATAGGACAGGCGTCGCGTCGTCTTGCTTTGAGTGTAAACCCTCCCAGACCGGCCATCTTTGTATTCGTCAAATATGGTTTCTGTTAGGCTTGACTCAAACTCATCTGAGCTTGGCGTGTAATCCGAATAATCTTGAATGTTTAAGGAGCCTGCCAGCTCTAGCTCACTGATCCTTTCTACTGTTCTTTCGGCGATCAATCTTGGGCCGTCCTGAGTTGTTTTGTACGAATAAGAAGTGTATGAGCTTTTTGTGGCGCTGCCAGATGGCAATTTTCCGGTGTTTGCCAATGACCATGACACGAAGGCTCCATTTGCTTGTGCTTTGGTAGTTGTTGTTGACGAAAAGCGACTCGCAACCACGTCTGCGCTTTGGCTGTTTCCTTCGGAATCTGTGTAAAAATAAGTTCTATAGATAGACTTTGTTTCTGTGCTTGTTGTGCTCAAAAATGAACCAGTGCGCTCCTCGCCGGTCTCTGAGTCCGTCCAGCCAATAATTATTTCAATTCTTGATGCCGATTTTTCTGATGTCCAGTCGTTCACGTTTCTACCTCCGATTGGTGCTAAAAGCTACGTTGACTTGATCCTTGGGCTCTTCGGCTCCTTCAATCGGGCTCAGATCGATCAGGTCTGCATCCCTTAAAACGGCAGCAGCTTGGCCTACGGTCAGGTTTACTTTTGCTATCGCTAGGCGCTCCTGCTGATCGAGGTATCCGTAACAACATTCACTTTTAATGAGATCGTTTACAACACTGATGTAACCCGGCGACAGATCTATTTCTTTCTGCATAAAATTAAACTGTGGCAGCCTTGATCCTGGGCTTAAGGTGATCCCCGTTTTGCTTAAGCAATGAAGCAGCACCGACACCGCGCTAATTGGAGGATATGCTGCAACATAGCTTTCGGCACTCCTATTTGCTATAAAGCCAGGATCGGTCCGCGTTTGCGGATATACAGCCGTGGGCGATACAATGTCTTCTGCAATCGCCAGCCTGCAGCCAACATCGATTTTGGTTGTACGCCTATACGGGTCCGCTGTTGCTCGCTTGACCCGCACACGACGCGGGAAGCGTGTAATCGTGTTTGACTGAGGCCGGTAATAGGCCAGCATCACCTCTGTGCCTTTTGCAGGAATGTTGATGCCGTCAAGTTCTAGTGTTCCTGTCGTTTTAATCAGCCCACCTTCTGTCAGCAGCGAATCACCAATATCGCCGCGAATAATTGTGCCAAGATTGCAGACCATTCTAGCCCTGACATCGATGCTCATCGCTTAGGCCTCCCACAGCTCCAGCTGAACCACGCATCGAGTGGTTTTGATGCCATCAACCAAGACGATTTCTTTCGTCATGGTTGGTGGCTGTACGGGATAATACTGCCCTTGGATTGGAGCTGTCGATGTAATCCCCTCATACCACTGCCGCAGTGCTGTCCACCCGCTGGTGGTGGTGTAACCGGTGATTCGCTTGGCCTTGATGACGCCAAGCGGCCCATTGATCCAGGTTTTTCCAGATGCGGTGCGCTGCAATGCTGGCCCTTCGGCATAGCCGTCTGGCTGTTCAGTCAACGTCAGCGTTGCTTGCCCCAGCGTGATGGTGCCGTAGGCCGGGCGCGAATCCTCCTCGATCTCAACTTGCTGCTCCTGCTGCCGCACCCATGCCGCGAGCTGCTGCGCCGCATCCACCAGCTCAACACTGATGCCGATATATGCGCCGATCGCTTCCCCTGCTGGTGCTGCCGTGAACCAACAGGGGACGTTGGACCAGCTGTAGCCAGCAGCGCTGCCGCTGAACGCAACGGTGCTGCCAGTGCTCAGCGCCACCAGGGAGTCTGGATCCTCGCGCCTGGCCTGGCGCCACGATTCAAAGATCTGCAGCAGCGCCAACCATTCCGAAGGCCTCACCAGGCCTTCTACTGACCACCGGCGAGCGACCAGTCCTTTGATCGTGTCTGTTTCGCTGTATCCCAGCGGTTGAGCCCGCAGATGGGAGACCGTCAGGGTTCCAATGGTGACGGCCATGGCCTACAGCATCCTGTTCAGGGTGTTCAGGTACGAGGGGCCGTTGGCGTCACTGCGAACGCGGAGTTGCACATTCCAGTCTTTCTCCACGAGCTGGTCCACGCTCTGCTGCAGCTTGCCGATCGCAAGGGCCTGCCGAGCAAGGTTGGCAGCCAGCTCTCCTTCACTCCCCCCTGCCAATGGGCTGGCGGAACGACTGGCAACCGCAGCGCGTGCCGCACGGCTGGCATCAAACGCACCTCGAGCCTTCAGCTGCTCGGTCACGCCTGCAGGGATCACCACGCCGCTGGTTGGTGGCGTCCAGAGCGAATTGGCAGGGCGGTTGATCAGGCTGAGTTTGCCCGCGGCGGTAAGAAACGACTCCTGGCCCAGGCTCCGGCCGGCCGGGCCGTCGTTGATTCGCACGGTTTGGCCAGCTTCAACCGGGCCACCAGTCCAGCGGCTGCCGGGGAGACCTGACGCTTTCGCCAGCCACTCGTAGAAGGTGCGGGCGGCACCTGCTGCCGCGGCCATGGCGTTTCTGAGGCCGCCGGCCGATCCTGACGCTGCGCTGAGGTTGGCCGCCATCCGGGCGGTAGCAATCTCCTGGGCATTGGCGCCAGCGCTATCGAGAGCCTCCACCAGCGGCCGTGCCCGATTGGCGCTGTCGGCGGCACTGGCGCCGACCTTTCCGGCTTCAGCGGCGGCCTTGGCTGCAGCCTCCGTGGCGCCGCCCAGCTCAGCCTTAACGCCTCCGGCAGCCTTGCTGGCGCCATCAAGGCTGCCCTTCGCTTGGCCTGCTGAATTGGCCAGCTCGGTGGTCTTGCGAACACCGTCCGTGGTGTTGCTTGCGAGTGCCCTGGCATTGCCTGCAGCTTGAGCTGTTTGCGTGCTGGCCTGCTGCGCAGCGGTAGCGATTCCGGCCTGCTGTTCGGCAGCCCGGCGGGCTTCCGCTGCATATTCCTGAGCGTTGCTGGCGATGCTCGCGGTGGTTCCCACCAGCTGGGTGGAATAGCCGGCCGAAGACTGCAGCTCAGCCGTAATTCCTTTCTGCGCCAGAGCTGCGCGGGCTGTATTCTCCGCGGCTGCCTGCTGAGCTGTAAGGACACGGTTTTCGAGCTCCTGCGTGCGGCTGAGCAGCCCTGCCGATTCGTAGCGGGTGCCGAGGATTGCGGTCTGCAGGTCAAGGTTGGCGCGTGCGGCGTTGATTTCAGCCTGCTTGCCGCCGTTGATGGATTGCTGAAGCTGCTGGGCAGCTTTGAGCACGGCAATGTTCTGCTCTTGCACGGCCAGGTTTGACTCTAGGCGTGCTTTTTCTTGGCTGAGCTTGAGCAATTCACGCTGCAATGCCTGTTCTTGCTGAAGTGAACCGTAGCGAGCGCGGAGAGCTGCAATCTCAACCTTGTTAAGTTCGTCTTTAATTCGCCGAATCGTGGATTCTGATGCCTTGCGTTTTTCTGCTTGGCTTAGTTCATACTCAATTCCAGCTTTTGTTACTGCGAAGCGCGATTGCTCTTGCTCTGACAGCGCTTGCGTCAGCCCAAGCAGCGACTGCCCAGCGGTCAACTGCGCATCCAAGTTGCGAACGGGTTGCGTTCGGATGACATCAGCCAGCTGCTTTTCGGCATCGGCCTGTGCCTTGGTCACTTCGGTGGCCTTGCCGGTGGCCACGATGTCTTGGTTTGTGATCTGTGCCTTCTTGGACAGCGCCGCCGAGGTGTTGTTGGCGGCATTGGCCTGCTGCTGGAGCAGCGTTGCCGCTTCGCGGTAGACCTCCGCCTGGCGATCGTCGCCGATCAGTGCAGCCTTGCTGGCGAGGGTCTCATATTCCTTGACCAGTTGCTGAACAGCTCCGCTACTGCTCTGGAGTGCGGCGACAAAGGCCAGGGACTTCGACCGCTGCTCATCAGTGAGCGATCCGGTCTGCTTGATCGTGCCCAAGTAGCCGCTGGCTTCCTGGTTGAGCTTGGCGATCGACTCCGTGATCTTGTTGGTGGCGTCAATGTCGCCGATGACGCGAGCCCCTTCGCCAAACGAATCCCAGAGCTTCTGGATTGCGTTGCGGCTGTCGGCGAGCTTGATGTCGGTCTTGCCCAGCTCATCACGCAGCTTGACGAGCGCTTCGCTGATCGTGTCGTTGGCTGCCTTGTATCGCTCCCCTGCCTCGGCGCCGCCTTCCATGGCCTTAGCAACGATGCCGACCACCAGAGCAATGGGCCCGACAGTTGCGGCGAATCGAGCAATGCCAGCGGTCACCAATCCGACCTGGCCGATCAGGTTTTGAAGTGCTGAGGCGAATGCGCCGGATTTGATGGATTGCGCAAGGGCGCTGAATGCTGTGATCGCCACCGTGGCGGCGCCTGCCAGCTGCGTTCGGATGGCAGCAGCGAGCTGTGCGATCGAGGCGAAGAACGATTGTGCGCTGAATCCCTTGATCGCTGTCGCCAGGGTGCTGAATCCCACGGCCGCCACCGACAGCGCCCCCGCCAACTGGGTGCGGAGCGCGCCGGCAAAGGCCCCAACGGCGCTGATGGCGCCCTGCACGGCCTCGGCCTGCAGTGCCCGGGTGAAGGCGATCTGCGCTGCAGTCGCCGCAACGGTGGCGCCGGTGAGCAGCACCATGCCAGCGCCGAGGGTTTTCACCGGCCCGGGCAGGCCCGTGATGGCGCCGACGATGGTGTTTGCCGCATCGACAAACGGGATCAGCGCGCCGGCTGCGACTGAGCCGAAGGTGATTGCAAGGCTGCCGACTGTGCCATCGAGCTGCTTGAGCTTGAGCTCAAAGCCCGTCATCGCATCACGTGCGACATCGGCTGCACCCTTGGTGTTGGCCATGGTCTGTGCCATGCGCCGAATTTCGGCCTCGCTCTGGTTGAGCAACGCCAGCCACTTGGCGCCGTCGTCTTCCCCGCCGAAGAGGTTTGCCGCCAGCCGGATCTTCGATGCCGGGTCGAGCTTCTCAAATGCCCCCTTCAGCTGAAGGAGGGTGGTCTCCATCGGCTTGAGGGTTCCATCGGTGTTGTAGATGTCCACCCCAAGCGACCGCATCGCCTTGGCGGCCATCGCTGATTGACCCGTGAGGTCTTGCATCGCCCCACCAGCCTTGGGCGCAGCGCTGGCGAGCTTTGAAAAGCCATTTCGCAGGGTGACGCCAGCTTCGGAGGCATCGATGCCGGCGTTGGTGAGCAGGCCGGCGGCGAGCGCCAGGTCTTCGATGGAAACGCCGAGCAGCTTTGCCACCGGTGCGGCGTATTTGAATGCCAGCCCAAGCCCCTCAGCGCTGGCGGCCGATGCGTTGGCGCCGGTCACGAGGGCATCGACCACCCGCTGGGCGTCCCTTGCTTCGAGGCCGAAGGACTTGAGGCTGGCGGACACCACCGAACCGAAGGCGGCAAAACTGGTGCCGGTGGCCTCTGCGCCGCGGACGATCGCCGCGAGGCTGGCATTGGCCTGATCCACGGTGAGGCCGCCGCGGATCAGCTCGGTGTTGAGCTGCGCCACTTCCAAGGTGGTGCCGGCCGCCTCGATGCCGACCTGATCAACGGACCTGGCGAGGGATTCATAGGCGCCGGCCTCGCCGCTGGCGGCAGCCGCCTTGCGCAGCTCGGTATCAAGCCGGCCAAACTCAGCAACGACACCGCCAAGCGCAGAAAGGGCCCGCTGAGCACCGTCCACCACCGAATTGGAGAGGCTGAAGGCGATGCCCTGCACCACGCCATCCAGGATGCGGAACTGATCAGCGGATTCGCCGGCCCTTGAGAGTTCGCGCTCGGCAGCCTGGATGGCGGTGGTGAGCTCTTGGAATCGCTGGCTGCCGATTGCAACGCGGCCCAGCTCGCCCTGCAGATCGCCGAGTTTGGCCTGCAGGGCGATCAAGCTGGACGGGTCAGCGTTGATCAGGAGCTTGCGGCGGCTGACATCGTTGAGCTCCTTCTCCAGCGCGTTGATCTCACTCTGCGCATCGGCAAATTCGCGCGAGTCAACCGCGAGCCGTGTCTGCTTGGACTGCAACTGCGCGAGCTTGGACTGCAGCGCGGTGATGGATCGGTCGTCAACGCCAACGGTGAGCCGGCGGCGCTCAATCTCGGCAATGAGCGCCTTGATTTCAGTGATCCGCTTGCCGGTCTTCTCAAAGGCGGTGGAGTCCACCGCCACCTTGACCTGACGTTGCTCAAGGCGGCTGAGCTCGGACTGGAGCGCGGCGATGGATTTGCTGCTGAACCCCTGGATGCCATCGGCAAGGCCCTTGCCCACGGCATTGCCGGACTGTTGCGCACGGGCCTCCAGCTGCTGGAACCCGCGGAGCAGTTCGGAGAAATCGCCGCCGACCTGAACCTGAAAGTCGCTCATGGGGTCACCACCACGGTGGGATTGGTCCAGGTGATCGCCAGCTGATCGATCACGCCGATGCCATCACCGGGCGCGTCACCAGGGACGGGCGTGGCCGATGCGCCGGGCAGCAGGGCCAGCACGCGCTGCGCGACGACCTGCAGCTGCGCGGCGGACTGCCAGCCCATCACGTAGACCCGCCAGGTGGGGTTGGGCAGGCTCTCGGTGGTGAGCAGCGCACGGTTGGCGAAGCCCGGCACCGCGGTGATCACCAGCTCAATGCCCTCGGCGATCGTGCCCGGGGGGAGCTTCTCGTTGGCGGCGAGCACGGCGATAGCTGGCCGGCTGGTGCCATCGGCGAGGGTGTAGGTGCCCAACGCCGCGGCGATAGTGGCATCAGCCAACAGCCGGTCGTAGATCGCCTGAGCGGTGGCGGGCAGGGTCATGGCTCAGGTTTCCAAAGCGCCCGGCAAGCTCCCGAAACGCCACTCACCAATGGACGGACTGCCGCTGCATGAACAGTTCCGCTTCAACCAGTGGCGCACGCTGATTGATGGCGCGGGGCCTGGGGATCTGGAGGCGCTACGGCAGATCAGCCATCAGGTGCTCGATTACGCGATCGTCAATCGCGCATTTGCGCTGCAACAGGCTGCAGCACTGCTGCCACGGCAAGAAAAAACCCCAGCTGCCGAAGCAGCCGGGGCCCCATCTCCTCCAGCTCAGAATTCCAGTTCGTAGGGACCGTAAGCACGAAGGGTGGTGCTGTATTTCACGATCTCACCAGCCGCAGGCGATTCCTCAAAACCGGTGAAGCGGCCGTAGCCGTAGCTGGTTTCATTGAAGCCAACGGGGCCAATCCGGGCGTATTTGACCATCAGGCCCTCGCGCACCGACTCCTTGGCGGCGATTCGGAGGAGCTTGTAGGCGGCGTCGCTGTGGTTGGTGACGCCTTCCAGGCTCCAGCTCATCGATTTGGAAGTGGCGATCGAGGTATCGAACGACTTGGCCTCGTCGTCGTAGGTGGTGACGGTCTCCTCGTTCTCTGACTCGCTCGGGGCGCAGTTGGTGAGGCCCAGCAGGCGAACCGGGTTGTCGGTGCCATCCAGCAGGAGGGAGGTGCCGACCACCTGGCCGCTGGCGACAGTCGCCTCGGCGATGTTCGCGGCGGTGAGTGCGAAGGACAGGGTGAACGGTGCCGAGGTGGTCACGGCGGTCACCACCCGGGTGCCGTTCAGCGCCTCAAACGGTGCTGGCAGCTCAGCCACTGCGATGGTGGAGCCGTTGGCGATGCCGGGGGCGGCGGCGAAGGTCAGGGTGGCAACGTTGGAGGCAATGGCGGCCTTGGTGACCACCTTGCCTTCGCCGGCCAGCAGCTTGAAGGTGCTGGCGGTGCCAGTGGGAACCACCAGGGAGGTGTTCGCCAGCACCGTGGTGTTGTCGATGAATTTGCCGGCACCCAGACCGGCATTGGGCAGGAGGGCGGAAAGGTTCACCGACCCTTTCTTGAGCACCTGAAAGAAGAAGTTGTAGCCGTAGGCCTGCGAATAGACCGAAGACATAAGGGCGCATGAATGCTTCCCCTCCAGCGGTCCAACGCTGCTCAAGCCGCCGCCACGGCTTAATGGGAGCGCGGAAACCTAGCGGCAGCCTGCGCTCTCCGCCCGCCTGTGAGCTGTTACCCCCGTGGCGTCTGCCACTGCCCGCACATGAAGAAGCGACCGTTTCAGGCGCGGGTGTGGTGGCAGGGCCGCTACTGGAGCCTGGGGTATTGTGCGAGCATCACAGAAGCTGAGATCCGGGTGAATCGGGTGTATGCGGAGATGGCTGAGTGGCAAGAAATGCAGCTTCCTCCGCCCACACTGCTCCCGCTTCTGCAGAAGCGCGAGGCACAGCAAGCCAGAACGCTGGAGCTGGATCACCAGGCCAATGAAACGGCCGCAGCTGGCCCTGAGTTGTGCCCTCTGCGATGAGGAACCCGCGCCAGCCGCCGGGCGCCTGCTGCGGCGCCAGGAGGATGGCATCGGCAGCGATGAGCGCCAGCAGCGGTGGCGGGGTGTGGCCCTGGCCGGCCTGAGACAGGGGTTCGTAGAACGCGAGGGCCCAGGTGGGAAACAGGCTGGAGCTGATGAGCGCAAGCATGGCGGCACCGGCCTCTGACGGCGGGCGGCTGCCGGGCTGGGTATCGCCGAAGAGGTAGAGCTGATCCAGCGGCGGGATGAGCTTGGCGTCGGTGGTGTTGACGGCCACCAGCCGCTGATGGAGAAAGGCAATGGGCTGCTCGTGGAGGTGCAGCTGTTCCTTCAGCCAGCGTTCGCCTTCTTCGATCGCCTCGATGATGTAGGGGAGGGTGAGGGATGCGAATCGGTCGGGGTTGAATTCGGCGGCGTGAGGCCACAGGCGGCGGCATCGCCAGTAGAGGGCTCGCCAGTCGATGGGCTGGGGGAGCCCAGCGGGAGTGCCGGCGGCGTCGATGGCGGTTCCGGTGAATCCGGCGGCGCGAGCTTTCCCAGCGTCTCGGTCATCTCCTGCACGACCTCTTCAGGTGAGCGGTCGGGGGTCTTGGCTGATTTCTCGGCGTTGGCGAAGGCTGCGATGGCGTCCTGCAAGGGGCCGGGGAGGGTTTCGCTGTCGGCTGCGGTCCAGTCTTCGCAGCCGGGCAGCCGGCGGGAGATGAGGGCGGTGACGGTGCGAAGAGTGAGCTGGTCGTAGGCCTCGGCGAGGGCGACTTGAATGCTGGCCACCAGATCGGCGTGACGGAGCATGGCGCGCTGCTCGGGGTCATCAAGCGGCACCGGCACGCCCATGCGGGTGGAGATGATGCGGATGGCGATGCGCTGCGCTTCGGTTTCAGGGGTGCCGTCCGCAACGAGGGCATCAGCGAGGCGCGACGATTCGCGGTAGATGTCGGCCTGGTATTCGTGCTCACGGATGTCGATGAGCTCCCCGGAGCGAAGGGCGCCGAAGACTGGAAACTCAAGGGAGCAGATTTCGCCGTTGACTTCAGCCTCAATGAGGCGCGTCTCGCGCTTGGGCGCGACAACGAAGGGGAGCTGTGGCACGGGATGCCGGTGGGTGGGTTCTGTAGGTTTCCGGCTGGCGGCTTAACGGCGGCCGTTGGCGGGGCGGAAGCGCACGAGAGGTTTGTTGCGGCCCACCAGGCTGAGCTGCGTCATCCCGGTCTGCTGCTTGCGGATGCGGGGGTTGGAGAGTTTGCGCAGGCCGCCACCGATGCCCATGGTGGCCATGTCGGTCTTGCGGGTGTTGCCGAGCGTTGCGGAGACACGCTGCTTGTAGGCCCTGGTGGTTGCGGCCTTGTTCCCCCTCACGGCAATCCGCGCGCCTCCTGAGGTGGTCCTGCGCGGAAGGCGCATAGAGGGCCGGCCAGGGTTGCTCACTGTGGAGCTCACCCCGTACTTGCGCTTGGCGTACTTGGCCTCAGACCGCTGCATTGGGCTCAGCTTGACCTTGGCTGCAGCACGCAGCCGTTGCCGCATGCTTGGCCCAGACGGTGCGGCGAGCTGTCCTCCCCGTTTGCCCCTGGCCCTGATCTGCGCTCCGGCTCCACCCTTTGGAGCGCCGACTTTGGGCTTTGCACCACGCACCACGTTGGCGTTGCGGGCCCTCTGGCCGGCGGCTTTCATGCCTGGGAGCAGTGCGCCGCGCTGCTTTGGAAGCTGGCCGCGCAGCTGGGCGTCGTAGATATTCCTGGCTTCGATCGTTGCATTGTTGGAGATCCCGCCACGGCGCTTGTCGGCCTCAATTACGCGATTCCTGCGCCGCTGAATTGCCGTTTGATCAAACTTCGGCGCCCGTTGTGCGCGAGAGCGACTGATCGCCCATTTGGTTGATTGTATCTCTGCTTTTGCCTTCACTTTCTTGCGGTCAGCCATGACCTTGGCCGCATTTGCCTTCATCTCTGCCACCGTCTTCGGCGGCTTTCTGGTGTTCGTGCCAAGCATGTTGATCCAGTTCCTGGCCCGCCGCTCGACCTGCACTGCATTCCTTGCCCGTTCGCTGCGACCTTCCTTGTCGAATCGGCGGAATCCGATGTTTTGGGCCCTGGCGATCACCCGATCGAGCTTGGCCTCGGCTGCGGCCTTCTTGGTGACCCTGGCTGCGGGCTTGACGGTCTTGGCCTTCGCCACCGGCGCCGCACCCCTAGCCTTGCCGCCCCTGCTGACGGTGCCTGCCGGTGCGCCCTTCAGCCGGCCGACCTGCCGAGCCCTGGCGTTCCCTGCAGCGGTCTTCAGCCTGCCGCCGCGTGCAGTGGCGCCCGATCCACCCTGGCCCGTGATCCGGCCGCTGTTGTCACGGGTGAGGCGGTTCTTTCCGGTGCTCAGGCCCTTGGTGGCCGGCCTGCCGCTGCCCGATCCACCACCCGAGGCAAACCGCCCGCGGCTGTCGCGTTTGTAAGTCCGGGCCATGCCTGAGCCGCCATCATCAGCTCAGGTTTCCGATCACCGCCTGCGGAACTGAGCGAGCCAGACGTTCTGGAGCCGATCGCCGAGGTTGTAGGGCTTCACGCCGGGTGCATCTTCCTGGCCGAGCACGGCGCGGGTCCAGGGGCGTGGCGGGAGGTAGACCCGATCGGCGTCACGGTTGCCCCACGGGTAGATGTAGGCGCCTTCGTGGACAGCGGTGGCGTAGTTGGCGCTCCAGCGGAACGTGGCCTGATAGGGCCCGGTCATCTGGTAGCTGCCGGTCTGGCGGAGGTTGCCGGTGTCGATCAGGTTGCGAGGGCTGCCGACTGGGCTGCCGGCGGTGCGTTGAGTGATGCGTGGCCAGTCCCATGCCTTAGCCGTGAAGGACTGCTGGAACGCGGCGAACAGCTCCCCCATCACGATTTCGGAGGCGCGGCGGGCCGCCTGCTGGGCGCGGGCCTGCAGGTTGCCGGTGTTGACGCGGACGTTGATCGACATGGCTCAGCCGGCGAACTGCAGCTCGACGGTGATCGCATCGCCCAGCTGGGCGCGGAGCTCAGCGCCGATGCCACCAGGGCCAAAAGCGCCGCCGAGGGCGGTGATCGTGGCCTCGCCTTGCTGACCGGTGACGGTGGGGAGTGATTCGAGCACCCCGAGGAACCCACGGCCTGATGCACCGGCCAGGAGGCCTGCGGGTGCCAGGCCGGTGGTGTCCCAGGCGAGGCCGGCGGTGGCCTGCAGCCAGGAGGTGTTGGCCGGGAGCGTGGCGAAGGCGGTGATGTAGCCCTCCAGGGTGCGGGTGCGCGGGTCGATCGACGGCGTGCCCGGGGCGGCGGTGGTGGTGCCCTTGGCGAAGACGTGCAGGATCCAGCTGGCGGTGCTAGCCGGCACGCCCGAGCGGAAGTTGGCCGGTGCCGCTGCCGGCTGTGGGATCAGCAGGCGGAGGTTCGCGTAGGGGGCGAAGTCGGTGGGCATCAGCGGCGGCGATCCGCCTCCATCCGGCGAATGTTCTCTCGGAAGCGCTTGTCAGCGTTGGCTGCTCTAGTTCGCCTGGCCTTCTCGGCTCTGCTCAGCTTCGGCGCGGTTGTTCGCCTACTGGTTCTGCGGTCTGTATTAAAGTAATCGGCGGCGCTGAACTCTCCCTTTTTGCCCCTTCTGGCATAGCTGCTGTAGGAATCAGCAGCAGATCGAAGTGCATCAGCCGTACGGAACATGCGTCGCGTACCCCTGCTGGCGTAGCCCCGGTCAGCCCCTGCCACTGCACGCTCGGCAGCCCGCGCACGCTTCTCAGTCAGATTGGCGCGCCGCTCAAACGCTGCTTGGCTGAGGTCTGGCTTTCTGACCCGCTTGGCAACAGCGGCGCCGCCTCCTTTCCCGCCCCTCAACCGTCCGCCAGCACTCTTCAGCCGTGCCGTCTGCCTCGCCCGCTGATTCCCAGCTGCCGTCTTGAGCCGCCCACCCCGAGCCGTGGCGCCATTGCCGCCGATTGAGCTGATCCGGCCTGCGTTGTCCCGCGTTAGGCGGTTGCCTGCCCTGGTCGCTGCTTTCTTCGCCGCCGGCCGACCCGAGCTGCTGCCCCCACCAGCAAACCGCCCGCGAGAGTCACGCTTGTAGGTCCGGGCCACGGCAGCATCACTTCACTGCTGCAGGTTTCCGGGTTCAGCTCCTGAGCAACGCCGCGCCGCTGCCGGCGCCACCGTCGTAGGACTTGATGCCGATCGCCTGCAGGATCTTCCCCTTCAGCTCCGACACCCGGGCGTGCAGCACGCCTCCAGCGGTGGAATCACCACGGGTGCCGGCTTGGTAGGAGACCTTCAGGAGGGAGGCATCCCACTCGAGCACGTCGGCCTTGGTCTGCCGATCGTCCTTGCTGAGGGCCGTTCCAGGCGCCGGGCCTTCGTAGCTCTGCACGTTGCCCAAGTGGGCGGTGCCGTCTGACACCTTGTCCGCCCAGTCCTGCTCCAGCGTCTCGACTTCATCGATCCAGGCCTGCAGCTGGGTGACGGCATCGGCTGAGGCCTCCGCCACCCGGTTCATCGCTGCGGTGAGCTGCGTCAGATTGTAGGTTGACACCGGCCATCCGCTGTATCCGCGGATCTGCTCACGATCGGAACTCCGCCATGGCGGGATCGTGTTTGGGATCGGTGCAGGCATGGACCGGGGCGCGATGCCTGCAGGTTTCCGGGGCCACGGCATAACGCTCAGCGGCAACCCAGCAGATCAGGCGATGCTGGGATGGCCAGGACCTACAAGCGCGACAGCAGGGGCCGGTTCGCCAGCACCGGTGGATCCAGCGGTGGCGGGCGGCCTGCTGCCAAGCCGGTGAGCAGGGGCACGAACCGGCTGACTCGAGACAATGCCGGGCGGATCACCAGCGTCGGCGGGAACGGCGCAACGGCCAGAGGCGGCCGGCTGCGGACTGCAGCTTGGAACTTGCGCGCCAGGCAGATCGATCGAGTGAACGCTGCGCCGAAAGGTGTGGTGAGCCGGAGCGGCGCCGCACGGGCGAAGGTGAACGTGCAGCAGGGCCGGGCGACGGCAGCCACCAGCAGGCTGCGGCCGGGTGAGCTGATGAACGCCAACGCTCGGCCGGTGAACACGATGGCCAGGTTCAGGAAGGGGGAGAATCCTTACAACAGATTCAGCGGTCATACGGCGGACAACGTTGCGACAGCCGTGAAAAGGCTCAAAAAACAAGGCTTTAATGTTTACGAGTTCAACAACAAAAATAACCCGCGAATAGCCGAAGCCTTGCTAGGGGTTCGCTCAATCGGAATCAACACAGCATCCGAGTATTGGAGCAACCCAAGGCTCAGAGCGATTGAATACCGAAGAAGCGGGCATCTTTCAACGTCATCTCCAATGGGCGTGATCCACCATGAGATCAAGCACACCAAAGACAAGGCGTCTCTAGCCCGTTTCCAACGGCGCGGCCAGAAAGGGATTGACGATTGGAAGGAAGCAGTACCAGGCATCGGAGGCCCTGCATCCAAGCTGCGCGAATCATGGAGACGCAGAAACCTTGCAGGTCGCGTAAGCGGATATGCACGAACGAGCCCAGCCGAGTTTATCGCCGAGACCTATGCCGGTCTGCGCACCGGCCGTCGATACGACTACCAAGTGATGGGTGCCTACCGCGAGGCACAGGGCCTGAGTCAGAAGCCCGCCGCTCGCCGCCGGAGCCGAGTGCGCCGGGGCCCTTGACCCGGAAAGTTAAGCCGTTCCCCACCCCACCACGCCATGAACCCCGTCGTCACCGCCGTTGGCCGCCGCCTGCGCCCGAGGAACGGCGAGCCGCATCGGCATCAGGTCATCGCCGTGCGGCCTGATGGCACTGGCCGGGTGGTGATCGATCGGCCGGTGCCGACGCAACCGGAAACCTGAGCTAGTCCCCGCTCAGCCCATGGCCCGCCGCTACGTCCGAGACGCACGCGGCAGGTTTGCCAGCGGTGGGTATCAGGGCCAAACCAGTGGCCGTGGTTCCAGGCTGCGGTCGCCAGGTCGTGCTCAAGCCAAGGGCAGCACCACCAGAGCAGCGGCGCCGGCTGGCACGATCAGCCGCACCAGGCGCCGGGCGGCCGGCAGCGGGAACGGGATCCGGCCCACGGGTGGCCTGCCCCGGCCCAGCGCTCGCAGCGTGGTGCGACCCACCAGCGGCAGGGCGAACAGGCGGCAGCCGCTGGCGCTCAAGGCCAGTGCGGTACGGACGTTCAACCCGAAGACCCCTGGCCTGCGGCTGGGGCAAATGGATCGCCAGGCTGAGCGCGCCGTCCGTGATCTTGATACTGAGATGAAACGGCTCAGCGATGCGGTGAAGTCCAAGCGTCCAAGGATTGACGCGATGAAGCGGCAGCTGGAACGCCAAAACGCCAGGGCGATGCAGCAGCGGATCGGGAAAGACAAGATTGACCGGATGCTGGCTGGCGTCGAGATCGGGATCAGCGGCACCAGGCCAGGCGCCAAGGCCATCCAGCGGCGAATGCAGCGTGCTGCTGATGCTGCAGCGCGTGGCAGCAAGCCAGCCGCGAGGGCCCGGGAGATCTACGGCAACCAGCTGGCGTACATGGGCAAAGGCAAGCCGAAGGCCGGGAAGAACAACCTGCGGCCAGGCCCCAGAAACACGCAGGGCCCGCCGAAACGGCGACGCAACCGGAAACCTAGGCGGTAGCTCCCTGCACGTTTCATGGCCCGCACCTACAAGCGCGATTCCCGCGGTCGTTTCGCTGGTGGTGGTGGCGGGTCTGGCGGCGGTGGTGGTAGTGCCAGCAAGCCAAAGTCTGGCTCCACCCGTTCGGCCAACACTGCGACCACCAAACGGCTGCTGAGCAAAGGTTTGACCGGCACCGGTAGTCGGCTGCGGAGTAAGAACCAGGCGCTCTATTCCGGCACGAAGGCCACCAAGCAGCGGAACGAAGGGCTGTGGCGGAACAAGGAGGGCAACCAGCGCGTCGGCGCCATGGGCGACCCTGGCGCGCAGCGTTCCAAGGCCAAGATTCGCGGCGTGATCCGCCGCGGTCGGCGCTGATCACCAGTCCCCTTCGCGGCTGACCCTT